TTTCGCAACTGAATGTTCATTCTAAAATACCACATCGTTTTAATTACTAAAATTTTACTCACAAATAGTAGGAATGTCGGGTCGTTTAACGCTCGCAACCAGAGGCATCCAGGACAGGTGGCTCACTGAAACTCCAAGTTATTCACATTTTTTAACACGTTTCAAAAGACATACCAAGTTCTCATTTGAAAAAGTTGAATTTCCATTTGAAAAGTTCGAACAGTACGAAAATGAAATGACATGCCGAATACCAAGTGACGCGGGTGATCTCATACGCGGTCTCACTTTAAATATTGATCTTAGGCCACCTGATGTAGTACCAGCAAATCTTATTAACGTAAATATAACAGCCGGTCTCGTTCTTGGAAGAACCTATAATGCTGTATACGGTAATTGGTATTATTACCCATTTTTGCCTGTTTATTGGTCATGGGGTGGGTACAGTCCGGGTCAGAATATACTTGGAAAACAACGAATTCCATATTTTCCAGGACCACCGCCGTATTGGTATCAGTCGAGTTGGTTCGTCGTAGATGACCAAGGTAATTTAACACCACTCTCTGATTATAAAGTTATACAAGGAAACACATATAGATTCACATCGGTGCCACACCCAACGTCGGGAAATGTAGTTGCCTCACTCATCGCAACTCAGCGAAATCATGTAACAGTAAATCAGATTGCCGCGGACCAACTCGACGTATACATACATAAAACTGATTACGTAGATGATCAGCACTTTCACCTAGAGGGAACTAGTCTATATGACCCCAATGGTAACGCTATATATCCAGGTCTGTTCGTCGTGTACCCAAGTCTTGTAAATCAAATACAACAAGTACGTTGGGATACATCCATTCCAACTAAAATCATCAAATACGTAGACTTACTCATAGGTGGACAAACTATACAACGCATTACCGGTGATTACATATACATGTATAATCAACTCCATTTCATAAAGGACCATTTAGATAATTACCAATCCGTGACTACGAGTCACAATTCGTATCCAGTATATAACGTTAAATATGATGCAAAACTCAAAAGAACAGTATATAAAATACACCTACCATTCTACTTTTTCAGACATCCAAGTTTATCCCTGCCAATGTGTGCACTCAAAGGTCAATTGGTAGAACTTAAATTAAAATTCCAAGATTATGCTTTAGATTATGCTATCAGTTACAATGTTTCAAATGGTGAAGTTTCGCAGCCACCAAGTAATCAAGCTATATCGGTTGATTTGGGTAACGTGAGTGTGATATCAGATTTCGTGTATATATCCGATGTGGAAAAGGACTTTATTCTAACGAGACCAATAGAATACGTAATCACACAGCAGCAATTAGCGAAAATTAAACTCGATCCAGGTGTATCAAAAAAGAGTGTGATGCTTAATTTTGATCATCCAGTGAAAGAATTATTTTTTATAGCTAAAAACGACTACGATCATACACACGCAAAAATAAAACATGTCGTATTGAAATTCAATAACAATACAGTGATAGACGCGGACAACCTTGAATTAAGTGTGAGACAACCATTCTTACATCACACGAATGGGATAGATTCTTCCCATGAGTTCGGAGTTTTCAGTTTTTCTATAAAACCAGAAGCTTATTACCCAACTGGACAGGTAAACATGAGTAGAATCATACATAAATTACTCGATATAGAAATAGAAAATATAGACAACGTGAATACATATACAGTGGAAGTATATGCTTCTAATTACAATGTATTAACTTTCAATGGTGGATTAGCGGGGTTAAAATTTTAAAGTCCATTTATATTAATGGCTGGATTGGTGCAGTTAAAAGCCACGGGTCCACAGGACAAATTCTTCACGGATGACCCTGAATTCACGTTCTTCATAGAAAATTTTAAAAAGCATGAAAACTTTTCACGGTTTAATGCCGAACTTGACTTTGACGAAGAACCTGAATTTGACAAGACAGTTTCGTGTACGATACCACAAAATCAGGGTGATTTGATCAAGGGTGTACATTTGTCATTCACACTTGACGCACTCCCAGCGTACTATACATACAGCGAAAGTATCGGGTATGCCATAATCGAACATGTCGATATTTCTATAGGTGGTCAATTGATACAGACGATCACATCGGATATGTTAATGATATACTCTGAGCTCTTTGTCACAGACTCTAAACAAACCTCACTCGAACGACTTGTTGGTAAAGCATACACAAACGATATACAATCAAATGTAAATGCCCTTTACGGTGGTCTATATACTGAGTCACAGACGGCTACCAAATATGTAGTCGATATACCGTTTTATTTCCATAATAGGCCTGAACTTGCACTCCCAATTTATATGATAGACAAACAGGAAGTTGAAATTTCGGTCAAATTTAGAAAATGTGATGATGTTGTATTTTATTATAATTCTGGTACAGTCACGTATTCGGGTAACAAATATTACGAAAAGATAAAAAATCTCAAACTCGGCGTGGAAATGATCACTCTCGCGGACAAAAATCCACGAGCAAAGATAGACTACAGAATAACACAATTCCAAGAAAATATATTTGAACTTGATTACAATGAAAATACAACTGAATATACATGTAATCTTACTTTCAAAAATCCAGTAAAGGAGTTGTTTTTTGTATTCAAAGAGAAGCCAAAGCTTAATTCAACCGAATTAACACACAAATGTAGTGTATTTGATTATGACTCTTATAGGTCGACCACACAAGAGAATGGAGTTGATATTTCAACAAATTTTGAAATACTCAAATATCTAACACTAACTCTCGATGGCGATGAAGTTCTTAATGAAATTACTGGTGATATGATTCATCTTCGCGCTATTCAGCCGGGAAAACATCACTCACGGAGTCCGGTTGTTCGTCGTTTTTACACGTATAGCTTTGCTTTACATCCGGAACAACATGAACCATCTGGACAACTAAACTTTTCAAATATAAGACATCAGACACTGAAAGTAAAGATCAATTTAGATAAGGAATATGAAGGTGTCACCGATACATCCATTTTGAAGAAAGAACTCAGAGTATACGCAAGTAGTTATAACATACTTCGTGTAGAAAATGGAACTACTAAATTATTGTTTAATTTATAATGAAGACCGGGTTCGATGTTACAGATGAAAATTCACAAGCTGATGGTTACATGAAGGCGATGATAGACATAGTGACACCGGTATTAGAAATGGGTATGGTACTCGCGGCACAGTATTCGAAGGCGTGTGGAAGAAATGCAATTTTGATGCAAGATTTCGAGTATGCAATGAAATACTGTGCCATGAATGAAGTGGGTAATACAATTGGGACACATTTCCCAGGATTATATGACGATGATGAAGAAGACGTGGGAGATATAGAAATAATTGAAGAGGGTGAGGAAGATTTTACGCGATATTCAGGAGATGATCAAATGATGAATAAAATTAACGAGGCGTATGATTCATGGGACTCATGGACACCCACAAACCCGACAGAAGAGCTTATAAAAAATGCGATTGATAGTAATGGACGATGAACCCAGTGGTTGGACGGAATCGGAATATAAGAGTTTTAAACCTAATGAATCAGAGTCTGATTCAGACTCCGACTCCGACTCAGATTCTGAATCGGAGTCTGAAAATGAAAATTCAAAAATGAAAGGATATCAGAAGAAGGAATATAAGAAGATATTAGTCGTAGAAGAATTACTTCCAGAATAAATTTTCTAATGGTACTATATACCATGTCCGCTGCCGAAACTGTTACTCTTATCAGCCAAGAGCTCGAATCGCAATCCTTGAACGCCGT